ACCGAGCAGAACGGCGCATTCACGGATCGTGAACCCGCCGACTTCAGCGGGAATGGTCACCTCAAACACAGCCCGCCCATCCGCGAGCGCGACCGTGGCTGCGCCGCGCCACACCTCATGCACAAGCGATGTTTGAGCGACATTCGGCACATAGCCCGCGCCATTGCCATCCCCCACCGCGATTTTGGCAGATGCATAGGGCTGGCCTGCGGCTGCATAGCTGGCCAGCAGCGCGCGGCCAATATCGGTCAGAAGTGTGATGCTGCTCATGCGGCCTCCAATGTCACGGCGGAGGCCGCGCGCAACGAAACGATGGGTGAAATGGATAGGGTGAGCGCGTCGGGGGGGACACTGAGCGTCACGCGGCTGCGCGAAACAAGGCCAACGGTGACGGATGTGCCCAGCGCGATCACACGCGCCGCAGCCAGCGAGAATGCGCGCGATTTCGGCTTTGCAGCCGTCACCAACCGCTTCAGCAGTGCCATCTCGGAGGCCGGGGCCGCATTCTCATCCGCATTGAGGTGCAGTGTCACACGAAACGTCCCGCGCCGCGCAGGCGGGCGAAACTCATGCCATTCAGCGATGGTGAGATCACGGCCCGTATAGGACGCAGCCTGCTCAACCGCCGCCCGCGTGCCCTTGCGGCGATGATATTCAGGCGCTTCTGCAATGGTGCGCCGCTTTTTCACCTCGTCCCAATTATCGTCCCACACATCAACGCTCAGCGCGTAGGCGAGAAATGGCAGGAACGCGGCAGGGCACCGCCATGCATCCCAGAGCGCATCAATCGGGATCGACTGATTGAGCAGCGCCGTGCCACTCTGCGCATAGGCCATTTCCAGACGCGTGGCGTTTGGCGGGAGCGGAATGACATTGCGATCCGGCGTGCTCATGATGACCACCCTCCGGAGACAGTTTCAACATTGATGGTGACACTCGTGCAGACCGGAGCCTTGAACAAATGCTCCGTCAGGTTTGAGGCCAGAGGCTCAAAACTATCGAGGCCGACATTGGCGAGGGCGGCAGAGGTATATCCAGCATGCGGCGCGTTCACATCCGCGCCCGGCCCGTTGACGATGACCTCCTCGACGCCATCCACCCGTGCCACAGCGGCAAGGGTCGCAACCCGGATGCGCCGCCCGATCAACCAGACCGGGCCAACAGCCGTATCGCCCGCCCAGCGGAAGCGACCAGAACAATAGGCCTCGATCCCCGCACGCGCCGCCGCCACGATCATTGCAGAGGACGCGCCGGGGCGGCATTGCAGCGTGATGTTGACCGCGTAGGGCAGCGGGGCAGCGGCTTCAACGACGATCTGGTCGCCAATGGGGCGGATTTCCTTCCGGCTCAGCGCCGTCTTGACCGTCTGGATCAACGGCGCATCGGCAGCAATGTTGCCTTGCTTTAAAAGAGCCACGCGCACACCGGGCGCTTTGATGACGCCCTCGTCTTCTGAATACACCGCTATATCCAGCACGTCTCCGGATGCGGAAAGACCATAATACAGATATGCGCCTTCCGGCCCCGCCGCTGACCAGCTCTCCGGCGCGAGCGCAAGACGCTGACGATAGGTTGCATCATCCTCCATGACCGCCACACCATCATCGGTATTGGCGGCGGCAATCAGCACCCGGCGCGACTCGCGGTAATAGGTAATGCCGATATGATCGAGATCGTTCCTCTCGGCGGAGGCGAGCAGCACGGCCCGCACCTTGTCATTAATGCGCGCGATCATGGTCAGATCACGGAAGGCATCCTGTTCGAGCAAGGCTACAATCGGCTCAAACTCATAATTCAGGATGGCCGTCATCTCGGCCAGCTCGGCCTCGCTCGCCCCGCGATCCTGAAAGCTCGTCAGGAAAGCCGCCTTGCGCGCGGCCAGCTCCGCCTCATAGCTTAGCGGCGTGATGGCATCCGGAGGCGCGTAGGCCGAAAGGTCAATGGCAGAATGACGCATCAGAATGTCTCCCGCACAGAAGATCCGGTTGAGAGGATCGTCAGATCAGCCACAAGTTCGGCATGCCCTTGCTGGCTGGCACCAGTGAGGCCGATGCGATTGAGCTGCACGCGCGGCTCGGCGGCGAGGCTTTCGCCGATGGCCAAGGCCACCGGGCCAACCATGCCGGGTTCGGTCGGGCGATCCAGAAGGGCGGCATGCGCTACGCCCAGCCAGCGCCGCATAACGCGCGTGGCCTTGGGCGTTGTCATGGCCTTGCGCACAGCGATGATGATTTCCTCACCATCACGCGCAAACCGGCCTGTCTCTGGGTTCATGCCCGCCATCGATGTCAGCCCATGCTATCCGGCGCGGCGACCGCCTTGCTGCGCGCGGTCTTGGTTTCTTCCGGCGCGGCGACCGCCTTGAGCGCGATAGACCCGGCAATGACCAGATGCTCCGCCTCAGCGGCACTCAAACTCAGTGTCTCACCCTTCTGGCGATAACGGCCATCGAGCCAGCCTTCGCTCAAAACCGCATAGGATTTCCGTTCCATCGTCGTTTCTCCTCAAACCAGCATGTCTGCATTGCCGTCCACGGCGGCATCTCCGTCCGTATCCAACCCGCCGACATAATGCGCCGGTCGGGAACCATTCTTGGCCTTGAAGGTGCCGAGCATCTGCAACGAGGCCTCTGTGAGCACGAAGCCATTGCCGCCCACCTTCACCGTGATCTGCCCATCCTTGATCCGCAGCTCGGCATTGCCCTTTTTCCAGATCGGCTCATCCGCCTCTTGCGAGGGCTGGCCGTATTGATCGGTATAGCTATGCGGGACGGCCATCGTGTTCTTGCCGATCTCGCCATCCGGGCTGATCAGCTTCATGTGCTGGCCAATGCTCGGCAACGCGAAGGTTGAGAAGGCTCCGGCCTGCTCGGACGGCCTGATCCACGGCGTTTCGACCGGCTTGCCATCCACATCGGCAATGGCAACCTTGATCCCCTTGGCCGGGTCGCGCTGTGTCACGCGGCCCTCGCGCACAAGGTTGGCCTGCTTGCGCTCAAGCTGCTCGATCCGGTAAATGAGCTGGGCGATGATATTGCTCATTGTGTGTCATCCCCAAGGGTCAAAGTGGGCGGATCGGTGGGGCGCAATGTCTCATCAACGCCGAGCGGATCAGGGTAAGTCGCGCCGAGCCGCACGAAATGTTCCCAGCGCACGGCCAGCAAGGCCACGCCCGTGCGCCCCGGCACCGGCATGATTTCCATGCGGCGGTTTTCCGCAGGCCAGATGCCAGACAGCCCCCATTGTTTCCACGACACATGATTGAACACGGCCTCGGCCACAGCGAGCGTCTGTTCGTCCGCCTCAAGACCGGGCTTCCCCTTGGACGCGATAGCGACGGCCACCTCGATCTTGACCCGGCTATCACCGCCCGACATGGCCTGCGATCCCGGCGCGGCCAGAAGTGACACAAATGCGCCGGGGGAAATGAACCCCACCGCGCGGATATCGTCGCCTTCGAGCAGGCGCGAAAAGGGCTGCACATCGGCCACAAGCCCGGAGGCTTTTAACGCGGCCTGAATAGCCCGTTTGAGCGCGAGCAGCTTGGATTGATCTGCCGCGCTCATTGCTGGCCTCCATCGCGAAGCCGGGCGCAAAACCGGTGACCACTTTTGCTGGCTTCGCTCATTGCATCTTCCCCAGATAATGCTTGCCAATCTCGGCTTCGATCTCCTGCGCATTAGCGGGAGAAATGCCGAGATACTGGCGCTTGGGGATGCGCACCACGGATTGGACGCGCATGTCCTGTTTGGCACGCCCCGGATATTTCAGAGCCTTGCCCTTCTTGGGCCGGATTTCCCCGCCATCATTGTGGATGCGGGCATAAACGAGGCCCGATCCGATCTGTGTCTTATTGCCCATAACCAGATGGTGGATCGAGCTGTTGAGACCGCCAGATTGGAACAGGATCGAGGTGCCGCGCATATTCGGCTTCCACGCCTCTCCGGTCGGCGAGGCCTTCTCGGATGAGATGCGGGCTTGCGTCTGCATAACAACGAGCGCGCCGATTTGATCGGCGACCTCCTCCGGCTTGACCTCGGCAAGCGCGCCGAACTTGGCGATGGCTTCATCCAGCCCGGTGACAGTTTGCTGAATGGAGGCCATCACAACCTCCGCAAGCTGCCGCGATCAAAGATGCGCGCAGGCGCATCGACCGTGACAATCATGTCGGCAGGGGCCGCAACTTCACCTCCGCCCATTGTGGATATCGGCAGCACAGCCTTGCCTTCCGAAAGCGCCCGCAATTGCTTGATGGCGTCGTCATAGCGCTTGACGATTTCATCGGTCAGGCGGGTGTGATCCTGCGCAAGGCGATAGACCGCGATATCGACGGCCAGCATCTTCACGAGGTCAGGAGTTGAAGGCAGCGGGAGCGCATAGCGCACGCCGATATAGGAATTGATCTGGGCATCCGCATAGGTCAGCGCCCGCGCCACAGTGGCGCTCTCCGTTGCACCGTCGCCATCGGTATCCATCAGCCGCGCCAGCGCCTCGGCCCCGTAGAGATCAGAGATGTCGGAAGCGGCAGCGTAGGTCATGCATCACCATGATCGGGTGCGGATGGAGGGCGCGCCGGATTGCGCGCCCTCCTGTCGGGCTACGGCGGGGGGTTATTTCGGGGGTTATGCCGCGTAGGGCGTCACCAGCAGCTCAACCAGCTTGTAGTTGGTGTTCGAGGCCCCAGCGTCGTTGCGCTCGGCGAACAAGATGTCACGGGCCGCGAATTCATGTTCCGGGGGGACAACGAGAATTGTTGGTCGGATGCCGAGCTTTTTGCCCTGGTCATCTTGCAATTCAGCCATATCCATGAAGGCCGCGCGCAGATTGGCGGCGGTAAGCTCCGCCTTCGACGCATAGGCCATCTGCCAGAAGCCGTAACCCGCGTTCACGCGCGCATCGACGCCATAGACATACTGATCTTTGTTGAAAACCGTATCGGACTTCTGGGGATCGGTTTTGCTCACGAAGCGATAATCACGACGCTTCTGAAAGACCAGCGGCTTGAGCGACCGCGAGCAGTCGAGCAGGAACCACGGCGCGCCTGCACCAGCCTGTAAATTGGAGACCGTCTCTTT